TTACTAATTGATGTGTGAGTGCTATGATTCACCATCTAGGCGCGCAATATTTTGAAATAATTAGCTACACTATGCTATTGCAAGATCTTTAGACAAGACTCCAAAATTCGGGGGTTGAACCGATTTCAAAGTTCTCACTCTTCATCAGCTTTTCGCCCAAGTTTTCAAGTCCACCATAGCGACCAGCAATTTCCTTGGTTGCTCTAGTTGTAAGAATAAGTTCATACTCCTCGCCACCAATAGTAATATTTGCACTGCGTTCCATATCCATTTATTAGCCCTCCTCACCAGTAGCACCTGTAATCACAGGCTCATATACGTTTTTGTACCAATTCGTAATAGTTTCATTAGATACGCTATTTTCACCCTCTGTTACTTCTGCCTTCCAAGGATGTCTACCGCTGGCATCTACCTTGTTACGAGTAAGTACAGTACCCTCGATGGTAGGTGTAGAAAAGGTGATACTGTCACCCTTAGTCGCAAGATTTGTGGCAGGGATACCAAACTTCACACGATACAACCAATAATATTTATATTTACCGTTAGATTTCTTTGCTCTAAAACCGATAGCAACCGGAGAACCACCATCCTCGCCGCCGGAAATAAGCACGTGGTTATCATCGATCACTGCACCAGTAAGATCAGATGCTGCTGTAGAACCAATATCATCGATGCCAAGTGCAAGGGTTCCAGACTTGAACTCCTTTACAATCTCCGCAGCACCGTCATCTGCATAAAGTGTTGCCTCTGCAAGCTCTACAGAAAGCTCAGCCGAGATAGCTTTCGCAAGCGGAACCGGTGTATCGTAAGTTTCGTTACCAGACTCATCCTCGGTAATTTTTGCATAGTACAATTTATCAAGACCAATTGTAGCCATAATCATTCCTCCAATTCATAAAATTTCGCCACATCAATGGCATAATGATGGTACCCGGTGTCGTTTTCACGCTCGATGTACCTTCTGTCAGTTATCGTAAAATCCGAAGCAAGTAAGCCTCGAACAATACTGTTTTTAATTTTTATATAATTGCCCTTACAAAAGAGCGAGAGCCTTACTTCCTGTACTTCAAATCCTGGCGTATTATCTGCATGCAGCTCAAAAGTATCCGTTAGCGGCAAGATAACCACATAGGTCTCTGGTGCTACACCCTCAAACACACCCGTTTCTACTGGTAATGAAAGGCCCTCCAGTAATTCTTTACATTCCTTCAATATACTCAAAGCTTCTCTACCTCCATCTCAAATGTCTGCTTCATAGCCTCGATACATTTCTTCTTAGAGGCAGATTTTGCAGGCTTCAAAAATGGCTTTGCCATCTGGCCGCTTTTGCCATACTCGATGATATTGGCAAGTTTTGCATTACTACCGCCATCACTTCTTGGTTCAGAAAAACCTACCTTAATGTTGAAGTTTCCGTTGCGGTCCATTTTTACTCCTGATAATCCGAGGGAATCTTCTAACTCTCCGGTTGACCTGGAATCATACTTGGTGCCGTTTCCAATGACTGAAGATAGATTGCTTTTTGTTTTCTCAAGCACTACCTCACCACCAGCCTGTAGTACTACTTCTGCAATGGAGTCAAATTTACTTCCAAGACGGGACATACGCTCTAAAAATTCATCAGGCATTTTTACATCAACTCGTGCCACTGGAAATAACCTCCTTTGCTAGGACTTCTATATACATGCCGCGACCTTTCACATCCTCCACAGAGGTGATTTCGTATCTTCCATCCTCACAAACCAGCACCATTGCTGTTGTAATTTTTACACCTGGAATAGTGCGAAATCGAAAAAGGTCTGTAGCATCAGAAAAGGTGCTGCGGTTAGCCCATTTTTCACTTCCATGTCTACCTTCTCTATAAGCTCTCACTGAAGCAACTACTACATCAGTAATCGTAGAAAAACCCTCGTCATCTAAAACTTTCTTTTTTTCAACAAGGTCTATAAAGGTGTTCATTTTCCCAAAACTCATATCACACCTTCCAATCTCGGTCCAAACGTAATAGCAGATTTACTGTATTCCAAACCTGCTGTCCAGCCTGCACATTATCTGCAAAAAAGCCACCTGTGGAACCGTCTCTGGATTCATAAAAATGCGATGCCAGCATAATCACCGCTTGTTCTGTGGTGGCTGGCATCGTATTTTCTGTGTAATACCCTTGCGAAATATGCTGATAGCTTTCCGCATATGAAATGGCGGCAGTGATGAAATGCTCTATCAGTCCATCATCTGCCGAGTGTTCCAGAATCAGATTTTCCTTGACCTTACCTAGAAGCTCATTCATCACTACCACCTCCCGTTAATTAGGCACCCATCTTAAGCACCTGAACTGCTTCAGGAAGTACCAACTTACCGTCTACACGTTCTTTCGCAACGAAGCCCACCATACCGTTTCCAGCATAAAGCTCACGAAGCTCTGCAAAGGAACGAGTACCACGATCACCGATGTTGTAGTAACTGAAATCACCAAAGGCGATGACAGGCTTACCGGCAGCAACAGTAGGTACAAAAGGAGAAGTCAAAACGTCGTAACCGAACAGCTTACCAGGTTCACCGGCCTGATTAGAAGGCTGCCAGAGATACTGTCCGTTTTCATCCTTCAACTTTCTGATAACCGCAATCGTCTGGTCATTCATAATGAACTTGGCACTCTTGCGATAAGGGCGCTTTAATGCATATACAAGGTTGATGATTTCGTCAGAAGTAATTTCCGTTGCACTTGCTGCTGTTACACCAATTTCGGCACCACCAGTTTCTGCAAAAATACCAAGAGGCTTTCCTACACCATCACCGTTGAGGAAGGCATCCTCTTCAGCATTTGCCAATGCCTTACCAAACTGCTTGATGATATAGTTTTCAAGCTGGAAGGCATTGTCGTACAAGAGTTCTTCCGTTACCTTTACTGCAACATGAAGCTTGTGGGCATCAAGGTTAATCTGGCTAAAGGTAGCATCGCCAAAAGTAAGCTCGCCGCCTTCTTCAATCCATGCCGCTGCAGGCTTTGCACCAGCAATGTTAATCTTGTGCTGTCCGCTAGTAGTAATCACATTTGCAAGACCTCTAAAGATGTTCTCCTCAGTCAACACATCGATAAGACGAGAATCATATTCCTCTGGTACGAGGTATCCGCCATTTTCATCGATACCTTCAGAAAGTACATCGTTGATAGTACGGAAGTTTGTACGAAGGGCCTTAAGCATTCCTGCCTTATACGCATCAGAAGCGCGGCCAGTTTTTGCCTTGCTATCACCGTTGTCCTTGCCACCATTCATAGGTTTATGAGTGATAGGAGTATTCACAGGCTTATTAAGCTCTGCCTCCATCATTTCCATTTCCTGCATACGTTCAATTTCAGAAGTGTAATTCTGTACCTTCTGTTCCATTTCTGCGTAGGTCTTTGCATCTTCAGCAGAAAGCAAACCGTCTTTATCACGCTTTGTTTCTACAAACGCCTTAGCTGCTTCCCATGCTTTGTTACGCTTTTCTCTAAGTTCTAAAATAGTCATAATAAATTACCTCCAATTTTTGATAAGATTGAGCCTATCCATTAAGGAGTCGGCTTTGATTTTTGTTTCTGCCTTTTCAGGCTTTGCTTTGATTTCACATTTAGCGGCCAGTTTATCCATTAAGGAGTTCATAACCGCTGCATTAGAAAACATCATGCTAACCTGTGGCACAGGAATTTCATCCGTTACAGCGCTTCTTTGCATAATTTCGTCTGCAAAGCCAAGCTCGATAGCCTTATTTGCATCCATCCAGGTTTCTGCATCCATAAGATGAGAAAGTTTGGTACGACTAAGACCAGTCTTGATTTCATAAGCATTTAAAATGGAATCCTTTACACTGCCAAGCATGTCAATTGCCTTCTGCATTTCCGCAGAGTTTCCAAAAGCCACAGTCATCGGATTATGAATCATCAACATAGATACAGGGGATACAAGGACCTTTGTACCTGCCATAGCAATAACAGATGCAGCTGAGGCCGCAATGCCATCGATCTTGACCGTTACGTTTCCTTTGTAATCCATCAGCATGTTATAAATCTGTGCTGCAGCAATGCAGTCACCTCCCGGAGAGTTAATCCAAACGGTGATATCTCCGCTTCCGGCATTTAGCTCTTCTTTGAAAAGCTGCGGTGTGACATCATCATCAAACCAGCTTTCTTCGGCTATCGTGCCATTTAGAAACAGAATCCTCTCCGTCGTCATCTCCTGTGTCTCCTGATTGGTTACCATCTGATTTTTCCAGTTCCAGAACTTCTTCATTCTGTGTTTCCTCCTTTCCTGCGAAAATGCCCGCATCCTTGAGCTTTGTCATATTGCCATTGATAAGGTATAAGTCACCGCCTTCTTTAGCAGGGATACGGTCTAAGTTTTCAAGTTCACGTATGTCATTGGCACTCATCCAACCATTTTGTCTGCCGATAGCGTAACCGTTCATACGGCTTTGATAATCGCCACGAAGCAATCCGTCTACGTTGAACTTAATAAAATAAGCAGCCTTCTCAGACTGTGAAACCAATGCACGAATCATTGATTGCTCCCACCTTACAAGCCAAGGCTCTAAGGTGTACTTCACAAACTCCAAAGACTGCTGCTCTATATTAGAAAAGCTCGACTTTTCAAGATCCCCCACCATATGTGGAGGGATTCTGAAAATTCGAGCAATTTCATTGATTTGAAATTTACGTGTTTCAAGAAACTGTGCCTGCTCTGGTGAAATAGAAATAGACGTATATTTCATGCCCTCCTCCAGAACAGCTACTTTATTTGCATTGCCGCTGCCACCAAATGTTGACTGCCAGCTTTCGCGCACCCTTTGTGGATCTTTGATAGTACCAGGGTGTTCTAAGATACCTCCCGGTGTTGCACCGTTAGCAAAAAA